CGCCACTTTCGGCGTCGTCCTCGTCTTCCTCGCTGGCGTCGTCCTCCTTCTTGTCCTTGGCCTTCTTCTTGTCCTTGGCCTCCTGCATCTTTTCCTTCATCTTTTCGGCGTTCTTGCGCAGAGCGGGGGGAAGAACGTCGTTAGAGTCGGAGTCGGAGTCGTCGTCGTCGTCCTCAGCTTCGTTCTCGTCCTGCGCCAGTTCGAGAGGAGATAGCGCGAGGAGCACCCTGCGGAGATCATCGAGCTTCTGGTCCTGCGCGAGACGCTTGCCGAAGCGTTCGTTGACGGTGCCAATGATGCCGTCGATCTGACGATCGTAGCGCGCAGGCACGATGCTCTTGCAGACGCTTTCAAGCTCGGTGGCCTGGAGAGTCTGGTCCTCAGCCATCTTGGGCGTGAGGAAAGTTGCGAGAGCGCCCATGACCCGGTGCCCCTGAGTGGAAAGTTTGTTGACAGTCTTGGCCACGTTGGCCTCCTTGTGTTCCTGGGTTTACTTGCTCTCGGCAGATTCACCGATCTTGAACTTCCGCTTCGCCGCGCGTATGCGCTTATCGATGATCGTCTGGTCCTCCTTTGGATACTTGGCCCGGTTCTTGGGTATTCCGAAATAACTTGCAGCCGACGCAGCGTGCGCGGGCGTGTCGATGGGATACTTCTTGTTCTTTGAATCGGCGAATTGAACGGAGCCGTACTTCTCCTTGCCTTCTTCCGGGTTCACGCCCTTGCGCTTGGCGGTGTCCTTCGCTTCTATCTTGTTTTTCAACTCCTTGTCCTGTTCCTCACCCTCGTGTTTCAGAACGCCCTTGCTTGCCGGCTTCTCAAGCTCCGCCACCAAGCGCACATGCTCCTGCTTGGCTTCCTTGCGCGGCATTGTGTAGGTCTTCACCGGATCGATCGTAACGGAGCCGCCCGCATCAAGACCCATGGCACGCCGAACCTTCACGGCGTAATAGTCGCTGCCGATAGCGATGCTAATTCGTTGCACGTCGCATGGCTTCAAGACGGCGCACTCAGCCATCTTCGCATCCATCACCTTCACGTCGTGTCCTGCACGTCCCTCGGGAACGAGCGAAACGTGGTTGCCCTTAATGTTCGTCATGATGCCGTCGTACACCTCTCCGTTGTAGACGCCGGGCGTCATCACGGGCTTGTACTGGTAAGCGCAAGACAGTTCGTGCTTCTTCTTGGCCTCCACATCGTTGATGGCCGACTGGGTGAAGATGACCAGCGAGTTATCCAGAAACCCGTCATCGAACGCGGCATCAGTGCCAGTGGAGCCCACCAGATGCTCCTTGATCTTCGGGTCGTCCAGATTGAACGACGAGAGCGGGATATGTTTGTCCATCAGCGGCAGATTGTCAAACGTAGGCGCGGCCTTCTTCAGTTCATCGGGATCGCGGAAAAGCTTGTACACCTTGTCCGGGATTAGCCCAAGGTCGGCCGCGCCAGGGATCTCCTTGCCATAGTACGGGTTCACGGTAGCTCTGGAAATGTGCGACTCAGAAACGTGGAGGTAGCCGTTGTCGTCCTTGCGGCGCACAGAGCCGGAAGCGGCAGTGAAATCCATTTTGTCGAATGCGAGCATGGTCGCCATGGCTGCCCCTTATCTCTGCTACTGTGCAATCACGACCGAAGTCGTCGTGGGCGCAGGTGTGCCAATGTCCTCCGACACAGGCGCGGGAACGAGTGCGGACGCGAGCACCGGTTCGTCGGGAAGCGGCACGGCCGAATCGAACTTCGGCACACCGTTGGAGGGATCGAAGGAAAGCAGCGTGGCAGTGCCATCGGCGTTGATGCCGAAGTACGTCTTGCTCCTGTCGATGCCTGCGATGTTCTTCTCCTCAACATCGAAAACCGCCTTGAGCGGAGTGAGTTGCGCGAAGATGGCGTGCGCCTGTTCGACATTTGCCTTCAAAGCGTTTACGGAGTCCAAAAGAACTGACATGTTGCCTCCTATTTTCCAGCGGCTTTGAGCTGGATTGCGGTTGCGAGGTGGATCGCGGCTTGCGCGGTGTGCACGGCCACTTTTGCGGAGGGGGTGCCCACGGTATTCCACGCTGCTGCGGCGGAGTTGTGCGCGGCATTGCCGGCAAAGTGTAGCTGAGAAGTGTTCAAGACATTGGCCTGGAGTGTGATGGCGTCCGCGTTGGCGGATGCGATGATTGCAGCGTCTTGCTGTGCAGACATGTTGTGCCTCCTAGGTTTTCTCGTAGCCCGGTATCACGGTTTCGTCCATACACCCACAGTTGGGCTCTGTTCCGGGCCAGATGTTTTCGCCCGCTTCCTCACTATACATGCCTTCCTCAATACTGTATGATTCGCCGTCAAAATCAATGTGCTCCTCACGCGGATGAAGGGAGGCGGTGTGTCGCCAGATTGCAGTATCCAGTCCAAGGTCCAGTCGCCGCGCTCTGCCGAACATGACGGTCATCTTATTGTTCTGGTCACGTGCAATGAACGACGCACGCCGGAGCGTGATGTCGAACTCGTCCTGGAGATCTTTGGTAAAGCCTACTATGTCACGCCCATTCTCGATGCTCTTCCAAGCCATGCGCTTGATGCGTTTGTGGAACTGCTCTGGGATGGAGTGAATGAGCGCCACGTTCTCATCGATGTGCGCCTGCGCCGTGGCTCTCAGCCGTTCCGTGAAATCGAACTTGACGCGGAACTCTTTCTTGAAATCCTTCTTAGCATCCATGCCAAGCGTGACGGTGCGTTTGCCGTCCTGACTCTCTAGCGTGAAAATCCCTGCCGGTGCGCCTTTCAGGAAAACCGGTATTGTGGAATAGCCCATTTCGCGGAGCACCATGGCCCGGTGCCTGCCCTCATGGCCCACCACCTTGTCGTCCACGATGGCCAAGTGCGGAGTAGACGCGAACTTTTCACCGCGCGCCAATGTCGCCCGCACACGCCCAAGCTTCTCCGGCACGCCTCCAGGAGTCGTGGTGGGGAGTGCCAGCGCAAGGAACTGCTCGATGGGCATCTCGACCGTGCCGGGGAGCTTCGCGGGATTGAAATGCGTAGCTGAGGATGGGGAAGCATCAACAGCCAAGTGCTTGGACTTCTGCACACCCATTACAGCTTTGTGGTATTCATCCCACACTGGGGAGTATTTCGAGCTTCTCAGGCGCGTCTTAGCTGCGTCCTGCGAATGCGTCTCCGCGAATGCTTCGTGGAAAGCTTGGTACCACGTTGCCCGCTTCTCTCGCGCAGCAGTTTGCCAGGCTTGCGCGTACGCCGTGACCCCCGCCCCCTCGCGCAGATCGTAGCTGTGCCCCTCGATAAATGGCTGAAGCGCTCGCACAGTTGGGTACCACTCTTCCGCACCATTGCGCGGCAGCCCTTCCGGGGATAGCGTTCCTGTAAGTCGTTCCGTGGTCATACGCGGATCTTTTACCATCCTGAGGTACTCTTCCTCGTAGAGTTTGCGCACACCCTCATAGATGATGTGCCCGGATTCATGCCCTAAGATCAGCGCCATGGAGCGCTCCTCCATACCAGCGCACACCTTGGCACAAACGTAAATCCTCGGATCTTCAGAACGTATTGTGGCCCACCCAGTCGCGCCGCTCATGAACTCGGGAAGGCTCTGCCCGGTAAACTCCTCGTAACTTTGGTCTGAGATGATGACGCGATCCGGGTTCACGCCGACGCTCGGGGCCACACGCTGCACAAGATTGTGCACGGTAGCGTGATCCATTTCCGCCGCGCTCATTCCCGGCTTGAACAGGATCATGCCGCGAAGCATTCGGAACTTGTTTCCCTCCGGAGAGGTCCAGGAATCAGGCTTGGGCGGGGCTTCTTGGCCACCGATGCCGCCGGTGTAGCGATTGCCCCGGAAGCCGTGCCCCGGAAGATCGCCGTCCATCGCGGGTTTAGGAATGCCGATACCTGCTTTGGTGAGCGCGTCCGCGAACGAGATGTCCCAGTATTCCAGAACGCGCTTCGTGATACCGCGCGCGAGTGCAGGGGCGGCTTCGGCGAACTTCCGCCGCCACTTGTCCTCGATTTCCGCAAGCTCGTACTTCACCTCACCGTGCGGGAACGTCATGAAGAGCGTGGGCTGCGGTGCACTGCGCCATATTGGAAGAAGCGCTTTCGCCACGTCCTCACACATGGGCTCGATCAGCTTGCTCAACTCGGTTTCATACCACGCCTTCAGCGCAGCACTGGGCTGCACGGGGCGGATGCGAACCGGATTGGGGCCGGGTGCCCGAAGCGTAATCATCTCACTGCCCGTCCCCATCAGCGGCAGAGCCTCCGTCCGTACCGTCCACCACACCGGTAACGGGATCGACGGCCTCAGTGGGAACATCAGAGGCCGGCAATGACACGCCCACCAGCGTTGCCACGCCGAAACACGGCGCATCGTTCAGGCAGAGATGCGCGAACGAGCCCGAAACAACGTTCGTACTCGGGATGTTCACCGTTCTATTGCAGCAAGTGAAAAGGTACTGTCCCATGGCGCGCTCCTTAGAAGGAATAGTACACGGTGCGAAGATCACCGGTCTGCGTAGTCACAGCACCGGCGGTGATAGAGGTAACGGTGAAACTGACTCCCGCGACAATCGCGGTTATGGTAAGGTCGCCCGTGGCGGTGGAAGAATTGAGCGCACCTCCTGAGAGAGTGATGCTGCTCCCGGCGACCACGTTTGCATTTGTGATGATCACGGTTCCGGCGACGAGCGTAGCCGACCCCTGATTCATCACGGCCGCTTTGACGGACGTGGCGCTGATCTGCGTACCAGTGATCGAGCCGTTCGCAATCTGTGCGCCGGTGATTGAAATTGATGCGCGCGAGGCGAGCGTAGCCATCTCAGAACCCCACTGCTACGATGACGGCGGCAGAGACACCCGCGATGGCGGTGACGTTGGCCATGTACTGCGTATAGCCAACGGGGAACTGTGGCGTGAACGAGTCCGCGCCGAGCGCGCCGGAAGGACTCAGAGTACCGAGCAAAGTCCACGCAAGCCCTGTGACGGAGCCGAAGACCTGCACGGTGGCGCTCGGCGTCACGGTGTTGGAAAGCACGGCCTCGAACGTCGGCGACTTGCCCTGCACCTGATTGCCCGAAATGATGAACAGACAAGCACCCGTGGCGGTCTGCCCCGTTGCTGGAGTGAGATACTGTGCGTTGCTCAAAGGGTAGCCTCCTCGGGTTGGGGTGCGGATTCCATTGTGTGAAGTGCGACCGCCGCCTCATGTGCATCCATGTAGCTCTGGTGCACGTGCGCCACGATCTGATTCGGCGCAGTTTCGATAGCGCGCTGGTGAGCATTGAACGCGCGCTGGTGGGCGATTCGAGCGCGGACGTGAGAACTTGGGAAGCCGTTCTTCTTGGCGAGATTCGTCGCACGCATTGCGATACCGGAGTGCTGCATGGCAGCGGTGGAAGGGTCCCGGCTGATACCGCCGACGTGTTGGTTGCCGTTGAACATTCCGGCGTCCATGGCCACACTGCTGGCATCGCGGAGCATCATGTCCACGGCGGAACGAAGAAGGGCGCTATCCTTGCCCTCTGTCCCGGCGTTGTTATCCGGCGTTCCCTCGGTCTGGTTCGTGTTGCCGTTTTCCTCGGCTCTGTCCGGATTGGCGTTGTTGTTTGTTGGCGAGCTTCCGCCCTCCTTAGCCTGTGGAGTAGCGGATGCGGTGATGCGCTTGCCGTCCGGCTTGTCCACGTCGAGCATGTCGTAGCCGGAGTCCGGATCACCGGCAACCTTCCGCCTAACCTCAGTGTTCGACACGACGCCAGCCGTGATGTACGCCACGTCCGTAGCGCCATTGGCAGTGCGGATCTGTGAGCGCTCCTTTTCGGTCATGGAAACAAGGTCCGGGAAGTCGAAAGAGATGTCGTCGTAGACCCTCCCGTACCGATTGCACATGAGGATCTTGATAATGGCTTCCAGCACCTCACGAAGCAAAAGCTCCTGTTGGTTGTTTATGTGATTGTTGAAAATGGTGATGTCTGATTCGGCTGTGGTAGTCAAGCCGGATGGGGAGAGTCCGAACATGACGGAAAGCGGAGTCTTAGCTACCGTGGCCATGTGCTCCTGCGCCTGCGCCAGAAGTTCTTTCAAGCCACCAAGCGGAGTATCGACCTTGCCGAACTCCTCGGTGTCCTTGTCCATCATGAAAACGCCCTGGTTATTCTGTACGGCGGTGAAGTACAGAAGGCGCTTCTTGAAAAGCTCGTAGTTCTGTCCCTGGAGAATGCCCTCCATGTCCGTCTTGAAAACGGAAGTGGAGAAGTTCTTCATGAGCCGGCCAACTGAGTCCCGCGCCGTCAGGAAGTAGTCCACATACGGCTGGCCAAGCTGGCTCAAACTCATTCCTGAGAAGTTGTAGACCGGCTTCAAGAGATCAGGCAGAGGACGGCCAATGACCGTCAGCAACCTGCTGGCGTGGACCTTCTTCGCGTAGACCCACCACGACTCCGGCACGTAGTACGTGGGAGAGAGTGGGTCGTCGGCATTGTAGTCTGCCGGGTATGTGGTGATCGGCTCGATGCCCTTGAATCCCTTGAGCGAATTCTTCTTGATCTTCTGTGGAGTGATGAGAAGCGGAAGGGTAAGCTCCTCATCCTTGTCGCCGAAGTCCGGGAAGAGTTGCGCGCGGCCCATGTAGCCGTCGAACTTCACCAGCCAGTTGCACCACTCCTTGATGTGGAACCGCCGAAGGTCCGCTTCGATCCCAGAGATCACGTCATCGCGGCTGTGCTTGCCATCGCTGTGGAGCTTGATGAACTTCCGTGTCATCTCGTTTGCGGCGGTGTCGGCGATGTCCCGAAACTCGGAGATCTGTGTCAACTCGGTGAGATATGGGAACCCCGGGAAGCCGCCGCTCTGAAACATAGGCGCAGCGCCCTTCTGCCCATAGAACGGTGCGAGCATGTCGTCCATTGCCACGATGTCCTGCTCGCTGCACACGATGTCCTTGAACGGAGGAGTGTAGGGCCGCACGTCGAACTTGGGACGCGGAAGGCTGGACCTGATCGCGTTGGGGCCAACGTCCACCATGGCCGAAGCGATGGCCACGTCGCTTATCTCGCGCTTGTATTGCCGGTGTGCAGCCTGCACATGCTCGCGCTGCTCCTCGCGCCGACGATCAAGGGCGCGGAGATCAGCGTGGTACTTCAGTTGCTTGGTCGCCCAGCCCCAGGGATTGATCATTTCGTTTCCTTCGCCATGTCCGGAACCACGCGGGCGATGACGCACTCGCCATCGTCAAAGAGAAGCTTGCAGAGGCAGTCTCCGCCAGTGCTGGAGGGCATCAGCGGTGCCCAGGAGCCGGAGCGTTTGCCGATAGTGAAGCGCCTGACTTCTAGCATGCCTTCGCTCATAACATTACTCCCTTCTTCGCTGGTACGTAATCTACGGCCACATGGTTAAAACCATCTTTCGATTGTGCTACCGAAGTAACTTTGCAGGTGCCACCAGGGGCATCGCCATCCAAAACGATGTGGCCGCGAAGATCGGCGGGAAGGGTGGTGGAGCCACGAATATCTTTCATGACATCACTCCTTCCAACCTGAGAAGTTCGTCCGGGATGTTCATCGGCCCCTTGCGGCCCACTGCCTCTTCCATCGCACCAATGAACGCGTCCACATCATCATCGTGCGCGATGTTCGGGAATGCCGAGCACATTTGTACGAAGTCTGCGGTCCATGACTCGCCTTCAAAGAGGTAGCAGAAGCCCGACTCCTGTTGTGGAGAGATGGCGTTGGCGCGGAGCACCTTGTCAATGGCCGTGACCGTTTCGTAAATTGGAACGCGCGCGTCCCTCCTCATGGCCTGGACGGTGGCCTTCCCGGAAGCACTCCCACCACCCTCGATGTAGACCTTGGCCGGGAGCCATTTGTCGTAAAGAAGCTGGACTTGGCGCTTCACTTCTGGAAACTCGATCTGCTTTTTCCAGACATCGAGAATGTAGAACCGCGATGGCGCTATGCCTAGCGTCACGCACGCGGAGAAGTCGGCCTGCTTCTTTGCGCCGAGCGCGGTATCCCAGCGCTGAATGACGCGCGTGATGCCAAGCTCGCGGAGATAGTGCCGACGTTCCTTGAAGCCCATTTGCGACGGTGGCACGGTGGGCGACGGGATGTACTTCCAGTTCTGCTCCTTGAAGATGTTCCCTTCGACCAACGACGGACGCTGCTGGTAAAGGCTCGCCCACACCTGTGAGCCTACACCGGCCTTTGCGCCCTTGGCGTCAGAAGTGCCCTTGCGGATTGAGTTGAGCATTTCCAGCGAGTAGCGCTCGGCGTGAAGTGGCTCGCCCTTGCGCCGGTACGTCTCGTTCGTCTCAGCGATGGCCGGGAAACGCAGAACCTTCCACTGCTCCCCACCGCGCTCCATCTGTGCTAAGAGACGCCCCGCAAGGTCATCCGAGTGCCAGCGCGTATTGTGGCTCACCAAGCCGTTGGCGATGAAGTTCTCTGTGCGGTCTACCTGGATGTCGAAAACGTCCTCGTAGCCAGCCTCAGCGATTTCAACAATTTCGTCTAGATTGATCTCGAACGTACTTAGCGGCTGCGAGTAGAACTCTTTCTGTCTTACCGCAGCCAACGGCGAGGTTGCAATCGTTGCACAAGAGCCCGCATTGATTGCGGCCCGAACCAGTTTGTCGCCCACTTGCAGATTTCGCAGCCTTACCCATTCCAATTCTCCGTTCCTGCAAACGAGGAAAGGATGCCGCTCGTTCGCTTTCACGATTGCACCAGAGATCGTCTTAATGCCATAGGTAAGATCACAACCTTGATTTTTCCAGCGCCGCACCGTGGACGTTGTAAGCGCCCCATTTTCATAAGTTGCGATTGAATCCCCTGCACGAACGTCGCGCAACGGCATTTCGGTGCCGTCGGCCATGAGCACCGGAGTATCCCCGGTCATGCACATGATGACCAGTATGCCCGCCCCTGGCATGCAGCGCGTGAAGAACGTCGATAGATACCACGCCCACACGGAGTCGCGCACGGTTTGCGATCCGGCTTCCTGTGCATCCTTGACCGGATCGTCGATGATGCCAATGTCGAAGCCGCGCCCTGAGATGCCGGTCTGCACACCCGCGCTCTTATACAGGCCGGTGTGATCGACGATCTCGAAGGTGTCGGAGTTCCGCATGAACGCGCCCGCTGCGGTGACGGTGCGCACGGAGGAGCGAGAGAGCGTGGTATCGGGGAAAAGCTGATGGTACTCCGGCGTGTCGATCCTGCGCTGCACGTCGCGGTTCATGGACGAGGCGAGATCGTTGGAGTACGATGTGGCGATGATGGAGAGATCGGGATTCTTGCCGAACGCGAATGCTGGCATGGAGCGGCTCACAATCTCGCTCTTCCCATGACGGGGCGGAGCAAAGAGCATGAGCCGTGGCGAACGTTTGGCTAGGACGTCTTCGATGAATTGGTCGATGGCCTCGCAAACGACGTGCTGGAACCAACCTGCCTTGTAGTCGGGCTTCGTCCACATGATAAACGGGAGTAGCTCGCGCTGGGCCTTGACCCTGATGGCCTCTGCCATCTGCGCTTTTTGCTCCCTGGTCATCATCATGGTTTCGGCCCCGTGGCGCACATGTCCGCGCAAACCGTGACGGGGAGAGGCGCGGCGCAGAAGCGTTCGGCGAGCCTGTAGAGTTCTTGCTCAGTCATCATTGCCCACCTCGATGATTTCATCGCTCTTCTTCCCGCCCTTGAGCGCTGGGATGGGTGTCGGTTTTTGCAGCGCTTCGACGTTGCGCCGGAGGAACTCGTCCAAATCGGCGTCGCTCATTTTCTGGATGGTGCTGGGAGTTACCTTGAGATTGATGTTCTGCGCGATGATGCCGAGCAGATCGTCCTGCTTATTCATGAGTGCGAGAATCATCGCGCCTTCGCGAACGTTGCTCTTCTTCGGCCAGTAGTCAAGAATCATGGCGTTGATGCGTTCGAGTTGGAGTTGCCGGTGCTCAAGCGCCTCCTCCTGGATGTCCGTATTCAGACGCTTCATCTCTTC